AAATTTCTCTTTCATCCGATGAATCCATAGAAACAACCAAAAACTTTTTCTGGTTTATGAATAGTTACTGTGCGTACATTAACCATGTTTTATTACCTCCATTTCAATTTTATTTCCCTCGTCATCTTCCAGCCAATATTTCAGACCGAGATAATCCGTATCTCTCAAATTTTCTACTAGCATTTTCGCTTTCAGAACAGAAACAGTTGGCTTTAATTTCTTTGATTGTGTTTCTACACCATTGCTTGCTACAATGTACACATTCCCTTGCCCCCTTCCCTTACAGATTTTCTTGTTGCAAATAATCGACCGTCAAGACTCATATATACATCAACCATTGTATTTTTTGTTCTTACATACAAGACGGTCATATGCCGCAAAGCGTCTTTCTGTACATATAGTACGGGTTCGTACCGATCAAAGATTTTTATCCAAATCACCATAAAATCGCTTTCCTTTCTGTGATTACTAACAGCCCAAATAAAATGAACGTTACCCCTAACAGCCAGGTATCGCTTGCATATCTAATAAGTAGATACCCAACGACCATAAGCATCACGCAAAAGATTCTTTGTGCTATAAGTTTTTTACGCTGCCGTTCCCTTTTGCGTTTGGCTTTCGCTTTCTGGATTTCCATTTCGCGCTGCTGCTCGATGTGTTGACGGTATTTTTCGTAGTCGGTAATATCAATTATGTTGTAATGATCTGGATCAAATACAGCACATTGTTGCGTTCTCAATTCTTTTCGCTCCTTTCACTTTCTTGCTTGACACAAGATTGTTCTCTTTAATCAGTCTTGCTTTTACTTCTCTGTTCAGCCGTGTGTTTACTTCAATTCTCTTGTGAGTTACACGATTTAAATAATGCAAGTGTGATCCAGTACCATCTCTTCCGTTCACTCTTGTTTCTCTGAATCCATTAGGAAATAAATATTCCCTTTCAAAATCCAGAACTTCCTTTGGCTTTCGTCGTCTCGACATTATTCATCATCTCCTTTTAATAATCCGAAAAATTCTAATTCTGCATCATCCATAGCACATTCATTCATGAAATATTCGTACTGTTCTTCATCTGTCATATTACATTCTTCCAGAAGAGTATCTTTCCATTGCGTTGCAAGCTCTTCCAGGCGTGAACGTGGAATATAATCGCTTTCCGTTTTGTAACGAAATGAATCAATCGCATTCTGTAAAACCAGATATTCTTCTCTACCATATTTTCCATACATCCATGAGCAGACAGTGTAAGCCCAACTTCCATCAGCACAGATGTCGGATACGATCTTGTACTCTTCTGTACTTTCCATTTTGATGAGTGCGTACTCTTTCTTTTGGGCAATGATTTCATAATCAAAGCCAGCTGGATTATGTCGTGTCTCCATTCTCTCTTCCTCTCTTTCTTGTGATTCAATCAAATAATCACATCAGCACAGACAAGGTAACTTACCTTCTCTGCACTGTCTAACTACTTAATTTTCACTTTCGCTTTCGGATAAATACTCTTCAAGTCCTGCATATTCGTCATCCGAAAGCAGATTCCGTAAATCATCCATTGACATAATTGTTATTCTCCTTTCTCATTTGCGTTTTTGAGTGAAAGAAAACACCATCAGTTAGCTAGGCTGACGGTGTTTCTTCCTATATATATGTGGAGGGATAAGGTGGTGCTTTCTTATTCCGAACTCCCTATGTAAAATATGTATATGTATTGCTTGCTATGTATGTAAGATATGTATTATTTATTGATTTCGCTTGCGACAACTTCTGAAAGTTCATCAAAGATTTTTGCCGATGATCTTGTAATAGCAATATTTGCATTGTAATATACAACGCCTTTGCATTTTCGAATAAGAATACTTTCCATTGCTACCTCATGCCCTTTATATAACGCATAAAGTTTATCAAACGCATACAAAACACATGTGGCATATGGATTTGCCTTTTCTGATCCACACCATTCAAGTTTTCCAAGAAGATCAAAAATTCTTTCGAGAACACTACCTTCTTTTGAAGATAACTGTAACAATCTCCATGAAGCAGATACTACAGCAACCGGATTTTTGATTTTCTCTTTGTCAACCAAAACCTGGATGTTGTTTCTCATTGCCATGTTTCTTAATTCTACATATTGCGGAAGCCCCTTTTCGATTGCAGCTCTCCACATATCATTCTGTGTCATTTTCTTTCTTCCAAGTGACTGCTCCAGAAACGTATCAAGCGCAGTTTCTTCTGACACGTTCTCGAGAATTTCAACAAGAATAAATTTCTTTCCAGCAATAATGAATGAAACTGCACGATGTGCGCCATCGGCAATATAGAATTTTCCATTGTAAATATAAACCTTAACAGGATCATACTTGTTTTCGTCGTAGTGTTCTGCGATTTCCGTTGCTTTTGTGATATTAGTATTTCTCTGCCAGTCAGGAACATTTAATGCTGCAACCTGCACAACGGAATATTTTTTACCAAAGAAATTCTGATATGCCGTCTTTGCCTTTTCGACTTCCTCTTCTGCAAATTTTTCATTATAATTTCTTAATTTTTCAAAAAGCTCCTGTGTTTCCATTGGTGTTAATTCTTTGCTTTTTACATTTCTGAGATCTCTTTTGCCATTAATAATTGCTTTCGCAAGAAGTACCTTCTCGTCGATTTCAAGGTCTTTTGGATCGACCTTAAAAATCACACTCATTTTCCGTAATGTTACGTCAGTTGGGTCTGTTCTTCCTGTCTCATAATTAGAAATTGTGCTTTCTGCAACTCCAATCTGCTTTGCAAGTGTTTTCTGTGACATGCCAGCTTTCTTTCTCATCTCTGTTAATTTTACTCCATTGATTTTACACATAATTTTAATCTCCTTTTTCTATGTTTTATTATTTTGGCTTTCCCTTTTGATTTTGAGCATAAAAATAACAGGTATATTTCAACCTGTTTTTATATGCTCTGTGTTCAGTTTTCGAAACCACATAAAGTATATGGTTCCAATGTACATACCATATAACAATATATAGCATTATCATATAGTATGTCATCTTCGGCAATTCGCTTCCAATTTTCAAGCGTTGCCTTTTCATTTTCTCTTAGTCCTCCACCGTATTCTTTCCAGATCGTATCACGGCTTGCAATGTTTAGTTCTGCAAGTCTACGATCCATTTGCCTTAAAGATTCTATACGGCGGTTTAATGACCATGATTCTATTTTGCGTTGCGTGATTGTGCATCAGCTCCTTTCTATGGTTTTGCCTTACTGGATTTTGTAATAAATTTCATCAATCATTCTTGCTCTTACTGCTCCGTCAAAGATATAGAAAGCTCCTGTTTCCTTGTCAATGAATGCATTTCCGAAATCAACCTTTACAATCTTGCCGCATTCTCTCAGAACTTTGAATCCGGTTTTCGTCACAAGCTCTATAATTTCTGCTTCTGTCATGAATGGATTTCCGTTTGCCTTTTCCAGAATTTTCTGATAGCAGATTTCCGCCAGCTCCCTTTCTGCTTCTTTCTGTTTGTAAAATGCCTGACGGCTGATGTCACGGAACAGATCGTCTAACGCTTCCTTTACCTGCTGCAAAGTAAGATATTCCTCGTGGAGTTTCTTGTATTTTCCTACAGACTCGTTGAATTTCCGTTCTTCCGCCAGCTTGTTGCAATACTGGACTGCTGCCGCAAATTCTGCTTCTGTCATATCACAGGTAAAGATGATAACTTCCGGTTTCTCTTTTGTTTTAAAGTCGATTCCGGATAATGCAAGATAAGAATAAAAACTTGCGCTACTTGTTACTTTGATTTCAAATACTTTTCTCATGATTTTTAATTTCCTTTCTTAATTAATTTGATTATATATATATTATGCATAATTATAAGTGCATAACTTATAATTCATAGTTCTTAGTGCTGCGAAATGATCCAGTTTCCGTTGTTCGCTTCACCAAAAGCATAAACATACGCAATACACAGAAGAGATGGAATAATATTCCACATACTAGCTTCCAAACTGAGCATGAACCAGATTGCGCCGATCCATGCCAGGATATAACTTACTTTTAAAATTTTATCTCTCATTTCTTTTTCTCCTTTGCCTTTTTGTTTTTTTCTCTGGAAATAATCAAGCGGAAGCGGAATATCTTCTTTACCTTCTTCTTGAAAGAATTTAAATTCTCTTCTTTTCCATCTTCCGGTGATAGAAAGAATCAGTCTTTCCGTTCCGTCAAGCCAATGACCTGCACCCAGGCTATAATAGTTCTTATCATTCGGAAGCATGAACAGAATGACTACTTCATCATCCCAGTCAAGCGGGATTTCATAGGTTTCTGCATTCTGTGGAATGTTTACGAGATTCATAAGTTCCCTTGCAAGTTTCGATTTATTTAAGGATCTGCAATCAGTTGGGGTAATGCTGCAGATTTCTTTTACAATCGGCATGAATTCTTCTGATT